TGATGGACGACGACCGCATTATCGATCAGCGCACCACCCCGTTTGGTGTGCCTTACGGCCCGAACGTCCAGGCATACAGCGAGCGTGCCTAGATCTAGGCAACCTTCGTTTTTTGTGATAGGGCTAGTGACCTGGCTTCACAGTCCCCGGTATGGTAGTCATGACGATACCTGCTGGAGAGGTAGGGCCTAATGTGGCAAGGTACCGCGATCGGCTACTGGCCTCTGCTTCTGCTCCTGTAGAACAGCGGGTCATCGGCGGTGTGCCCTGGCGTCCGTGGGATTCGTGGCAGTGGAGGTTTGACACAGGCGGTCCCCCGCATCCTTCCCGCCAGTTCCTCGGGCCTGATTCCGCGCTTGCCCTGCCTGCCCTTTTCGCCGGCGTCAAGCTGATCTCGGACAACATCTCGTCCATGCCGCTGCGCGTCTACCTCCAGCAGCTCGGGCGTGACGGCTATCCCGGCAAGCGCCTGTGGACCGGCCCGTCGATGTTCGATATGCCCGCGTACAACGCCACCCTGTACGAGTGGATCAACATCGCCATGGTGCAGCTCCTCCTCCAGGGGAACGCGTGGGGCTTCATCACCGGCCGCGACAACTACGGGTACCCGACCGGCATCGAGTGGTTGCCTGCCCAGGACGTGTACGTACACGAGGCCGAGGACGAGCAGACGTGGAACCCGATGAAGGCCAAGGTCTTCATGTTCGGCCGCGAGGTGCAGTGGCACGGCCCTGACGCCGAGGTATTCCACCTGCGCGGGATGCCGCTGGCCGGCCGCATAGAAGGCATTTCTCCTCTGCGCGCGCACGCGCTCACCATCCTTGCAGGAACAGAGGCACAGCGTTACGGCACTGACTGGTATGCCTCCGGTGGCTTCCCGCCCGGCACCTTCCAGAACGCTGAAATCGAAGTGGACAAGCAGCAGGCCGCTGAGATGCGCGCTGAGCTGGTCAAGTCCCTGCGCCGCCGTGAGCCGCTGGTCTACGGTCGCGACTGGGACTACAAGCCGGTCACGGTCCCGCCGTCCGAGGCTCAGTTCCTCCAGGCCATGCAGTACAACGCCACGGCCATCGCGGCAATCCTGAACGTGCCGCCTGACCGCATCGGCGGTACCCGTGGTGACTCCCTGACGTACAACACGACAGAGCAATCCACCCTCCAGATCATCGAGGCGTGCCGGCCTTGGCTGGTGAACATGGAGCAGCGGTTTTCGAACTTCCTGCTGCCGCGTAACCGGATGTGCAAGTTCTTCACCGACGCGCTGCTCAAGACCGACCTCGAAGCCCGTATGAGCATGTACCTGGTCATGAGGAACATGGGCCTGCGCTCTGTCAACGAGATCCGCGACCTCGAAGACATGCCGCCTATCCCCGGCGAGATCGGGGACGAGTATCTGCCGCTCACCACCATGAATGCCCTGGGTACTCGCGCCGGCGTCATTCCCAAGTCGTTCATGAAGGCCGTCGTCCTGGAGATGGACGTGGCTACCGACCGCCTGATCAAGCTGGAGAAGTACATCATCCCGGCGCTGGTCAAGCAGGGTTACCCAGTTCAGGGCATTGCCCCCGCGCCAGGAGGTGGCTCAGGTGGAGGATCGTCAGGAAGCTCTTCGCCGGGCTCTTCGTCAGGCACAAGCTCGGGCTCAAATTCGGCAGGCGGAGGAGCAGGCGCGGCACCCTCGCCGTACCCGGTCACGGTCAACGGCGTCACGGGCACGCCGATCGGGCGTCCTAATGCGCCTCTCCCGCTGGCTCAAGACCCGGCGAGTTTCCTGGCCTCTCTGATCTCTGTGCAGCGCAATGCCGACCTTCCGTACGAAGTGCGGCTGGCCGCTCAGGAGTTCCTGGTCTCGATTGCCGAGCGCGAGGAGCGCATCCGCCAGGTAGAACCTGGCATCAACGACGAGCCTGGCGACATTGTGCCAGGTCTCACCCCGTTCGTTCCGGCGCGGCCGGACATACGGGACCAGATCGAAAGCCTTAACGGGAAGGGAAGGGGACACCTCTAATGTGGCCCGATCTTGTACACATCAGCGAAGTCCAGTCCCGCCTGATCCTTGACGGCGTGCCGGTTGAGCGTGCCATGAAGGTGACTTCCGAACTCGGACCCCTCCACCACGGCGGTCGCTACCGCGTCGAGCGGGCACAGGGCGATCTCTATTTCTACGTCCAGGGCGGCGGTTACTACCGGGTCGCCAGCGAGTGATCTGTTGTGTGTCTTCACACCAGCACTTACGCTGGTCGTGGAGACGTGTATCCCTGGAGGGGTGTAACTGATGGCGAAGCTCAGCTCCGGTGCGCGGGGTGACCTGCCCGACAGTGCCTTTGCGTACGTTGAGCCAGGCCATGCGGTTAACGGTAAGACGCCGGACAAGTACCGGCACTACCCGATCCACGACAAGGCGCATGTTACGGCAGCGCTACGACTGCGCAATTCCCCGTTCTGGGATAAGGCGAAGGGCAAGGTAATGGCTGCTGCCAAGAAGCACGGCATTCAGCACGACGAGTCGTCTGACACCGGGCGCTCGCTGGAGTCGCTGTTCCCGGAAGTCCGTTTCATTCAGGACAAGCCTGAGCTGCGCACGGCTGAGGGTTCCGACCAGCGTCACATCATGGGCTACGCGGCAGTCTTCAACAAGACCTCGCGCCGTCTCGGCAATTTCCACGAGCAGGTCATGCCGAGTGCGTTCACCGACGCGCTGCGCAGCATTGAGGACCGGACTCACAAGGACGTGCCGATCAATATCGTCTGCCGGTACAACCACAAGGACGACATGGTGCTCGGCACCACCCTTGCGGGCACTCTCCAGCTTGCGGCGGACGAGCGTGGCCTGAAGTACGACGTTATCCCGCCTGACTGCCGCGCTGACGTGATGGAATACGTCGATCGCGGTGACGTGCGGTATTCTAGCTTCGCCTTCCGCGTTCCCGAGCCGGGCGTGGACGACTCCTGGGGCGAATCCGAGTTCGGCCTGCCTCTCCGCCAGCTTCACAAGGTCGAGCTGGTAGACGTGGCTCCCGTCCTTGACCCGGCGTACTTCGCCACCAGCGCCACGGGGCGCGGCATGAACGGCGCGGTCGAATCGCTGGCGTCCTGGGTGGATGCTGACCCGTCTGAGGTCCGTGCCATGCTCGAAGCCGGCCAGGCGAGCAAGTTCTTCCGCAAGACGCGGCGCACGGGCACCCAGGTCATTCCCAAGCTGGACCGCGAGGCTTCGGCTGAGCGCGAGGAGACCCGCGTCCTGGACGACCCGGCGGTTGCGGTGCGGAACTGGGAAGAGCCGGTTGTCGAAGGCGACAGCGAAGTTCCCGAGAACGAGCGCTCGATCCGCAGCGAAGAGGAGATCCGCGCGGCGGTCAAGCCCCGCAGCACGGACCAGCTCTGCATGCGGTTCCACCACGGCGAGCCGTGCGTCCGGCCTTCCGGCCATGCGGCAGACGGTCCTAACTCTGCTGAGGGCGGGCACGCCGGCCTTTGCTGGGGCCGCCACGACGGGCTTCCCTGCAATCAGCACGAGGGTCACGAGGGCATGCACACGCCGATGAGCGTGGCATCTCGCGACGGCGAGCAGGAGTCGGAAGAGCGCTCGGAAGAGCCGCCCGCGCCGGTCACCCTGTCTGGTCCTGAGGCCCTGGCGAAGATGTTCGCGCGCAAGAAGAACCTCACCCAGCTCCCCGACTAGCCGAAAAGATTCAAAGGCGGCTGTTGCACGATGTAACAGTCGCCTTTAATCTTGAAACTGAACTAGTGAGGCCGTCGCACCCGTGGCGGAGCCACTGTTAAATCTCTTCACAGAGAGGAAAAACAGTGGCATCCCAGGTAGCACAGAGCCTCCACGCGGAAGTTCAGCGCGTCTGGCACGAGATCGAGCAGCTTTCGCTCAAGGCGTCTGACGAGCGTCGTAGCTTCAGCCCGGAAGAGCAGAAGCAGTACGACGACCTGCACGCCGTTCTGGACAGCAATGACAAGCGTCTCCGCGATGTCATCGCTGACGAGAAGCGCGCTCTGGAGACCGACGAGGCGTTCAACGCGCTCGGCGGGCGTACTCCGGTTCCGGAGGCCCGCAACGGCCAGTCCGGTTTCGAGGCCGAAGTCCGCGCGTTCATGGACGGTACGCTCCGCGACGAGCGCGGTCGCCCGAAGCCGCTTGAGATCCCGAGCCTGAACTCGCGGATCATGCACAAGCTCTCGACCGGGCGTCCTATGACTCCCACCGAAGTCCGTGTCCTGACGGACGGGTATGTCGGCAACGTGCCGAACACCTCCGGCGGGATCGTGCCGATCGACTTCTACGACCAGCTCCTGTCGTACCTCATTGAGGTCTCCGGCGTGATGCAGACCGGCCCGACCGTTCTGAACACTGTCGGCGGCGAGCCGATCCAGATCCCGATCGTCAACCAGCACACGGGCCTCTCGTCCGCGTCGCAGGTGACCGTCTCGGCGGCTCAGGGCGGGGTTCTCCCCTCGGCGGACCCG